GGGTTGATACCTTCATCATAGATCATGTAGGCTTCTGTCGGTTTAAGGATTGCACCCGCCACGTTTGCATCATGGTCTACATAAAGCATTACATATGCCCTGCCAAACACAGAACAGATTTTAGTTAACTCAGATACCCACTCGTCCAAGTTGTTGTATCCTTCAAAGAAACCCAAAAAACTTTCCACTGCTTTATCAGCAGACATAATATTTACTGGTATACCGGCAAAATAGCCTGTGAAGCTATCCACTATATAACGTGCAAAGTTTGCTACCAGCCGCTCATCTGGTTTATAAGATGGCTTTTTTGGTAGCGATAAAATATCGTATTTGGATTTGTAGGCATCCCAGTTTTTTGTGTAGTGTGGATTGAGTTGGGACTGCTTGTTTTGAAACTTTTGCAGATGTTCTACGTCAAGGATCTCGTCATCTGCCATCTTATAAAATGGGTCACCATTGACACCAAAGACCAGATCCAAGTCAGTTGATAATGGAATTGGTGTGTTTATTTCTATAGGCATATTATAATCCTCCTGACCGCCCTATACCCTTTTTAGATTTGACTTTGCATATAATACGTACTAAAGAAGCTGCAGAGTCAGGTGCGTCATCATGTGCAGCATCTTCCGAATAATCACATACCATTCGAATATATTCGGGGTCGGTCTCTTCCAACCAATAAATTTCTTTCCAGTGCTTGTATAAGTATGTTGATATTTTTAGATACTTGTTCATTGACTCATGATACCCACTCACTGACCAACCACGCTGTTTAAGGTCTTTTTTCAAGTACCCCTTATCTGCGTTGTCCTCACAGTGAACAGTACCGACCATGAATTCCGTCTGTAGGTTTTCTATATCTATAAGACAATCATCTACATGCTTGTGCCATAACTTACCCAAAGCAATAATATGGTCATCATCAACCTTTTTCATTACTGTGTAGGCTGTATAATCTTCACCGCCATAGGCTGCATCTATGTGGGATTGACCATTATTTATATCTGATGGATTACCGTTGTAAAATTGTGCTTCTTTAAACAGTACTGCGTCACTTGCAATATGCCTTAGCTCGTAGTTGGCGGCAAACTCACTGGCGGTCATCATTGACCTGACTTTTTGGATATCTTCCTTGCTCATCAAGCCTGTTGAATAGCAATCATAGGTATGCTTGTTTGGCATCTTTGTTATGGCATCTTCTGGGTGCCAAGGAGTACCCAAGTTAATTATCTTAGTACCCCTTGATGCGATATTACCTGCTATATCTGTATACTTTGCCCTTGTGGCTTCTCTTTCCGCCCTTGAATACCTATCTTTGAATGTTACGATGTCATCGGTCACTACCCAACCATGCAGACCTGTAATACTTGAACTGATTGACAAACCCCTGAGTTGGGGGTCACCCATCACCGTATCATCGAGATTTGTAGTTATTTCTGCTGAGGTGTATTTTTTGAATTGTAAGTCCCTATTATATAAGACTTGTACTATATAACGGAAATACCCACTATCTAACAGATTGTGTACCTGCCTGATAATGGCTTCTACATCTGTTTGACTTTTACGAAAAAGCTTGCACTTCCGATCTGGGAATAAAACTATTTGCAATGCTAAATACACTGATAATGTTGTCGATTTATAGCTCTCTCTGTGTGCCAGAAGCGTGAAATCTTCTGTACCGTATAGCATCTCTTTTAGCCAGCCATTATGTAACTCTGTAAGCTTATTGAAACCGCACCATATACCCAATTGGATAGGGTCATCATACAGAAGATTGAGCAGTTCTTGCTTTGATGAATTCATTTATCTCTTCCGCTTCATGACTGACTGGCATTACTACCTCTACTTGTTTTTGCTGTGGTTCTGGTGCGTCTTCTGGTATATAACGATCATATAAATAAGCTGTTGCCAAATAATTACCCTTATCGGATATTGCAAGCATGTTTTTACGTACTTTCATACGAATACCATCATCTGATATCAGAAAACGGTTCCGAATGGCTTCAAACGTTATATCTTTGCCCTTTGTATCTTTGCCATATGTTCTTTTAATCCAATTCTGTACGGTATCCTCATGTACCCCAAAGAAAGCTGAGATATACTTTAACCGCTCACCCATCTTTAAGAGCCGCTCAAAGGTTGCCTGGTCTATTTCCTTTTTGGGCCGACCACCCTTATTCTTTGGTTTAGTACCCTGCGTGCTGTTTAACGTATTATCCATTGCTCCATCCCCCTACTCTATACGTTTTTCCCTTGATCACCCTGCCCCGGTTTATGGGGGTGACTGAGCGAAGTACTGCTATCACTACCACAAAACCCCCGCTCACTAGGGGCGGGGGCTAGGAGGATGCAGCTACGTCGTCATGGCAATCAACTGACATTTAGCTACACTATAAGATTACCAATCATCTGGTGACATTATGCAAAGAATTATGCAAATGATTATACGGTTTTCCTACGAATGGGGCGGTTTATGCATGAGGTGTATTTGTTTATGCATAAAATATACACTACTTATGCAATTGATTTGATCTACTCTATACAAATAAAAAAGAGATGCTGCTGTGTAGCAACATCTCTCTTCTGATAATACCCACAAGAAAACCAATCAAAAACTGATACTTGAACTACCGAACAATGAACTAAACGTACTTTCCTTTTTCTTTTTATTTTTTACAGCCTTCTTTTCAGGGGTAGGACTCCTATAGGTTGTGGTATCTATATTCACCTGAACCTTATTTTCATCCTTAATCACCGGTTCATCGTCTTCCAAGACTAAAGTACCCTGAATCGTTAAATCATCATTGATCACTACATCGGGCTTGGGTAGGATATTAGTTATGTTTTCCACTGCTGCGTCTAACTCTTCAGGTGTAGGAATTGACAATACCGGTGGGGTGGGAGCTTCCTCTTTAGGTTTGGGTTCTGCATCAGGTAGGCTTGCAACTAATTCATCTAAACTTAACGGCTCATCTGATGGGGTGGGTGAAGCAGTGGGCTCTTCCTTGACAATGGTTGTATCATCTGTTTTGTAAGTATTCATATCGGTCATCTTGCACTCCTTTACTTCCAATACCCAAGCACCGACCTGTTCCTCGGTCGGTGCATAGTCCTTATTGGCACAATACATAACGATCTCTGTACGGATCGAATCGGCATCCATCGGAGTACCCAGCTGCGTTAACACATATTGCTTTGCTTTGATAGCTTCCACGTTGATTACTTCCCTCGCTGCATCAACCCGTTTAAGATGGTTCTCAAGGTCACGAGCAGCATCAATTGCTTTACGCTCTTCAAAGCCCGTTGCTTGAAATGCTTTTACCAAATCATCCAGATAATAAACACCCCTGCCTGTGCAAATACGATCTTCTGGCCCCACATATACCCCTGTTGAGAAGCTATTTAGCTTCTCCATCAATTCAAATAATATATCACCTGATCTTGTTAGACTACCCCATACCGCTTCATCCATGCTTTTAGTGAAATCTGAAAAATGAGGGTGCAGAGGTTTTGGCAGATTCACCTTCCCATACCCACCATCACCGGTATACAACTCATCTACGTTAAATCTATTACATACTGCAAATACATCATCTACTCTTGCTTCAAAGACCATATCGTCTAACTCTAAACCATAACGATCATAAAACACACCCAGCTTATCTTTTACTGACTCTCTTGTTAACATAATTGAACTCTCCTTTGCATAATATGCTTGATTTACTACTACATAGATTATAGAGGATTCATTGGAAGCCGGGCAGATAACAATAATTACCCGCCCGTTTCTTTAAGTTTTGAAAAAACAATCTATTACCCTTGTGATCCCGATTCAGGACTTGACTCTTCTTTACTACCCATCCCTTCAACCTTTTCCAAATACTCCCCTATTCTAATACCCTTATGGTGTTCCTTTCCGACTTTAAAGTGATTGATTACTGACTGCAACTCTTCCAAGAACTCCATGGCATCCCAGCCTTCTTGTTGACAAACGGTGGCAGAAAATAAGATTTCTTTGTATAGACGCAGGATTATCTCCTTCCTTAACAGCATCTCAATCTTCATCCTATAAATAGGATCTTCCATACCTGTACTACCCATAACTGCATCCCCTTTCCTTTAAGGGGTGGGGAGTTGCAAAGCAACTCCCCACCATTATCTCTTCCTGTTCCTTATAATAGACCTGACCAAAACCGCATATGTTCAATACCCGCATTGTGGTATCTGTATACTGTTCTGAGTGTATAACTAACATACCCACGGCGCTTGCAAAATGCTCGGCGTACATCTTCCCAGCTCTCTCCGTCGATATACCTTTTTTCAAGCACAAAGCGCTCGTCTGGTGAGCAAGTGTCCATATACTGATACAACAGCGATCTGTGGATCGCCATTGCTTCCTTTTGCTCCTTCATACGCTCTTCCAGCATCTCTTTTTTACACAAATAGACATCCATCGGATTCTCACCGCTACCACCATGCGGCATCCCATTTATTACCGGCGATCTGGGCGATTCATATGCTAACTGCAATTCCCACATCTGCCGTTTGAGATTGCTCATTTTGACTTTTGCCGCTCTATAACTCTTCAACCATGCTTTTTTTAACTCAAAAGCCCTGTCTGCCATTGCTGCTCTCCTCCCTTTTGTTAGTTATGTGCCGGACATCGGCGAGAACTTATATGTTCTTTGCCAGCTGCTGAATCCTCTCCGGCTGGATTATGACTCGATTGCCGTTATCTAAGTAGGACCAGATAAATCGCTTCCTGCCTTC